CATTCCCCTCGCGATCACGAGCGAGCCTATGGCCGCACAACCGCCACCGACAAGCAATGCGGGTCCGGTGCCAGCCATCACGGCGGTCCCGGCGATCAACAGGCCAGCCGCGAGCAAGGCCAGGACAAGAAATGTGATGAGGTCGCTCATTCGCCTTTCTCCGTTGCGGCGAGGAAGGTGATGCGGTCGGCGCCGTTCTGCTTTGCCCAGAAAGCGAAGGCCTGCTTGACGATTATCCGCGTCGTCGTCGCCCGGGCCTGTTCGCGCTGGCTCTCGAAAAATTCTTCGGCGTCGGCCATCTGATCGGCGTCGAGCCCGCTCTCGATCATCTTGGCGCGGTTATGGGCTTTGGCGCGGTCGAAATTTTCTTCGACAGCGACGGCGCCCTTCATCGCGAATTCGACGATCTTGGCGATGGCTTCGACGGCCTGTTCGTTCTCGACGATCATGCGGCCCTCCTTCCGGTAAGTTCGACTTCGGCGCGGCTGATCGGGGCAGCGCCAGTAATGTCCCAAATGTCGGTGCCGATGACGATCCGATCGGTGATTTTCACGCCGCGCGTCATGCTGTTGGACACCAGGTTGAAGTTCGCCGCCTGCGAGCCCTGTTCCTGTCCGGCTTGGCGACGCTCATCGCCCCGGCCGTAGAAAACAGCGGCCCATTCCTTGCCGAGTTCGGTCCAGACCTCGGTCTCTTGCCCATACTCATCCTGCACCGTCGTCGAGCGCTGGAGCGTTATGAGCGTGTCGCGGCGGCCGATATTGGTCATCGGACTGTCGGCAGCCGGAAAGGACCGGCCAGCGCCTTCACAGCGGGCGGCACCTCGTCGCCGATCCCGCGATTTTCGTAAAAATAGCCGACGAGCAGAAGCTGGGCCTGTTCGAGTTCGGGCGCGTAGGCGTCGTAATTGTCGCCACAGAAGCGCACCAGCCAAGCATTGGCAGCGGCGATATAGCCGTCGATCAGGTCGTCTTCGTCGTTGTGATAGACGCGGCAGTGCTGCTTGGCGAGGGTGAGGGTGACGCCCATTACGCGGTCTCCGCTTTGGCGCGGCAGCGGCGGATACGTTCGGCGGCATGGGCGAGGCGGCGCTTGTCGCGGGCGATCACCCTGTCGAGCGCCGCACCCTTCAAACCGCCTCGAGCGAGAATGGCGCGTACCTGGTCTTCGGCATCGGCAAGCAGTTCGTCATAGACGCAAAGCGCCGCTTCGATGCGCGTCGATGGCTTACCCATGATCCATGTCCCTCCTGTCGCGACCGTTGCGGCCCCGCTTGACGGCGAGGGTCCAATCGGGGTGCCGAATATCGGGAGCGGCGTTCGTCTCCCGGTTGGCGACGAACAGGCTTCCGTGGTGGCTGACCATCGCATCCTTGCGATAGGTCCGGCCTTCTTCGAACAGCCCATCGAAGGCGAGCAGGCCCTTGGTCATCGCATCCTCGAAGCGCCGCAAGCGGGCATCAAGGTCGGCGTCGGGTTCGATGACCTCGACGTGGCGGACGACGACCTCGATCGGCGCGGGCGACGACATGGGCGGGCGAAGGCGACACATGGGCATATCAGCGCGTCCGATGGATCTTGCGGATCACGAAGGGCTTACTGGTCGCTCGCTGTTCGCGACGGAGATGTCCGCGCGCCAGCATCACGTCAACCGAATGGATCTTCACCTGCCGCTCGGGGATTCCGAGGCGCTTGCGGGAAGCGGCTCGGCGATCGGCGTCGGCCTTCCATTTGCCGATGAGCCGTTCTTCCGGTGTAAGCTTGATGGCCCGATGTTTCGTGCCGACTGGCCTGTCGAGCTTCACGACGCGGACGCCGCCGCGGTTGCGCTTGGCGAGCCGTGCAGCGCGGGTCTCGAGGATGCGAGCGTCTGCGTTCGCCGGAATCGGCACGATCGACAGCTCTAGGAGTTCAACGCGCTTCCACCGCGTGCCGCCGCCGGGAAGGGCTTCGGCCTCGCCGGGTATCGGGCGGAAGCCCACCGAAACCGAATCCGTCACGCCCGATCGCACTTCCGCCCATGCGGTATCGCACCTGTCCTTGAACGTGCCGGGGTCGGTTGGCTTCGCGATGCGGGCCTCGAAGCGGATGCCGTCCTTGGTCGGCTTCTCGAAGCGCACCCGGCCGATCGGCTGATCCGGATTATGACCGCGCAGTAGCGGCACACCGGTCGCCGCGAACGAAATGCCCAGCGGGTCGATGATGTCGCCTTGACGGTCCACGCGGGGGCTGCTCGCGACGCCGCGCAGGATACGCTGATCTTCGTCGAAAGACCGAATTTCGAGGCGGGAAAAGGCTTTGTCCATGTAGCGATCCAGTCAGGCGCAATTTTCAACCATGCCCAATCTGATAGCGTTAGCGGGCCAGCAAACCCAAATCGCCGCGTAACAACCTGTAACAACTTCGGCGGATTTTTTTCAGAAAGTGGCGTTTCGGACCCGCCATTCGGCAATTTCCACCAGCGTGTAGAGAACTTTCGGGCCTATCTTCTTGCCAATGATGCGCTGGGTCATCGGGATCGCGCAGGTCCGCGTGCGCCAGATTCGCAGGCGACCGTAGGAGTGGAAGACCAATTCGGCGGCGGCGTGCTGATCGACCATGCCCGACCGAACAGCATAGCCCTTTGCATCGCACTCGGCTTCGACCGCGACCATCTCAACCGCAACGGCGGCGGCGAAGTCGGTATCGATATCTAGCTCGTCGAACCTCATGCAGGCCTCCTGAGCGCGACGATTGAATATTTCTTCGGCTTCTTCTCGCCTTCGTCACGCGCCGCCAATCCGCACGCCATGACGAGCGATTGAAGCCCGTCGATGCGGTCGATGCTGCGCGCCTTCGATAGCTTGCGGTTTCCGGCCGCATCGGATTCGAAGACCGCGTTCGATGCGTTCCAGCGGAGCACCGGGTGCATCCCATGTCGCAGTTCACGGTCGAGCAGCCGGGTCTCGAACTCATTGACTGCCGGCGACATGCTGACAAAGCCCTGCCCCCATTCTACCAGCGGCAGCGTAATTCCCTCGTTTCCGAGCAGCACCTGCAAATCCTTGAAGAACATCCGGTCGTAGGCGATGCCCTTGAGGTCGAACATGGCGACGATCGTGGCAAGGCGGCGAACGATGTAGGCCTTGTCGATCGCGGCGCCGGGGGTCGGCTCGATATGCCCCTGCTTCGCCCAGGCCGGATACGGGACGCGATCAACCTCGGCTTTGCGGTCGAGCCCTTCCTTTGGGCACCAATAGAAGGGAAGCACCGCTCCGCCATCGTCCGGGAAGAACAGCACCATCGAGGCCAGGTCGCGCACCGACGCGAGGTCGAGCCCGCCATAGCATGGCCTGCCGCGCAGCGCCTCGATGTCGACCGGCTCGCCACAAGCATTCCATTCCGCCGGATCGATCGCCTTCGGCTCGGCGTCGACACGCTGGTTCAAATACAAATTTCGGAACGGGTTTTCGAAGCTGGGCACGCGCTGGGCGCGAAGGGCGAGGGTCTTCAGGTCGGTATAGTCCCGGAAGATGCCGAGCGCCGGATTGGCCGCGCGCCATGCATCTTCGTCCATCAGGTCGCAATTCTCCGGCGCCGCATAGACGTGGCAGACGAATGTCGGATCTTCGATAATGCCCTCGTCGATCTTCTCGCCATAATCGATGAGCTCCGACAGCGGGTGTGTCGGCTTCGGGGATTGCGTCGAGATGACGATGCCCAGCGGCTCGGCACGCGCGCCCTGCGCCGTCTGGAGTGCATCCAGCAGGTCGCGCTTCGGCGACTGCGCCAGTTCGTCGTAGATCCACAGAGACGGGTTGAGGCCGTGCTTGGTCGTCGCGTCCGATGACAGCGCCTTGTATTTCGACCCCTTGCCCTTGCCACCGGGCGGGTCATCGACAACTTCGATCAGTTTCTTGAACCGCTGCGCGTTGACGATGGCGTCCATCCACGGCACGGCGTCGATGATCGCTTCGATCTCGTCGAAGATGATGGCGGCTTGGTCCTTATCGTTCGCGGCCGACACAACTTCGCCGCGGTTCTCTGCCTCTGGGCCGACGAGATGCGCGCAGACAAGGCCCACAATGAGCCCGGTTTTTCCGTTCTTTCGCGCCTCGCTCAACACCGCCTGCCGCACGATCCGGCGACCGTCGTCATCGACCGGATCATAGATTTCCCTGATGAACGCCTTCTGCTCGTCGATCAGTTTCATCGTCGTGCCGGCGAGAATCCCCTTCGTGACCGGCAAGGTTTCGATGAACGCGATGACGCGCTCGGCGCGCGACAGGTCGGCCGCTTGCCAAGGGTAGGTCTCAGGGGTATCGGAAGCCCGCTTTTTGGCCTTTTTGACCGGCCTCGCACCGACGCCGCGCCTACCCATCAGCGCCATCCTTCGTAATTAAGTATTTTCGATGGTCCCCAGCCGCATAGCAGGCCCCATCCATATCGACGGCCGACGTCCCCCCCGACCCCTGAGCATCGTGCCAAGGGTGCGCCGGATCGATCGGCGAGCCATCGGGGTTGCAGCCCTTCCTCGGCTTGCTGGTCCGCACGGCGCCAGCCTCAGGGCCGCGTGCCGTCTTTGCCGAGTGACATGGCCAGCATAGTGAGCGCAGACCGGACAGCGGCGGGAACGGGTCGCCACCGAGCCGGACGGGCTTGCGATGATCCACGACCGTGGCGACGACCACGCGGCCTGTCTCGGCTCGGCAGGCTTCGCATAGCGGCGATGCGGCAAGCTTCTGTCTGCGCAGTCGACGCCATCGGGCCGACGAATAGATGCGGTCATCATCGCGCTTCTGTCGAGGTGTGCGCGGTGCGGTCAAAGGGCCGTCTCCTGAAGGTGATTGAACAGGACGCGGCGCTTCTCATCATCGAGTTCACCGCAGAGCCGATCGAGCGCGATGTCATCGGCATGGCGGCGTGGGCGGAAGATGATGCTGGTCGCCCATGCGCCGCCAGCCGCCTTCCATGCGGCAAGCCATTGGGCGGGGTCGAAGGTGTCAGTCATAGTCAATCTCCTCGAGAAGGCGTTGAGCCTGCTGGCCAAAGGATTCGTCGATGAAATCGTCCGACACGCCGAACAGCCAATCGATGCACTTCTTGCGTTCGTCGTCAGAGAGAACGGAGACATCCCGATTGATGCGATCGAATGCCGCTTCGAACTTGGAGACCTGTGCGCCCATAGGCAGGCCGTTGAAGCCGTCAGGAAGCTGGCAGATTATCCCTCCTGGATGCCACGCGTTTGCAAAAACGCGCCGATTATCGGAATTTATTTCCTTCGTTTCTACGAAATCTCTTCCCCCGTTTAACGGAATATATTGTGGGGTGTTTTCGTCAGCTTTTCTGCGGCTCTCCGAATAATCGTGGTCACATGTCGCATCGGGCGATTGAACCGTTCGGTCACCTTTCGTTGGCCCCTTCGTGTGACCAAACAGGCATACGTCATCGTCGTTATAGATGACGCGGTAGATCGTATGACGGCCGACCTTTTCGCGTTGGAGCAAGCCCACCGTGACGAGCTCGTTCAGGGACGCGCAGAGCTTCCCGTAGCTACATCCGATCATCTCCCGCATTCGGTCGTTGCTGGCACGGCAACCCTGTCCCTTGCCCTTGGCGAGGCTCATGCGATCGTGCGCCGCTACGCATGTCAGGACGCGCATCTGAAGCCCTGATAGTTCGACGGCCATTGCGCGCAGAGGAACCGGTGCGAATAGGTGCGTTGCCGCCATCAGCCGCGCCCCTCTTCGGTCAGGCGGGCGATCTCGTCGAAATACCGGCGCGCGGCCCGTTCCTCGATCTGGGCGGCCTGCACGGCATCGGGGGGCAGCAAGGCCTCGATCTCGGCCGTGAGCAGGCCGCGAAGGATGCGCGCGGGCATAGCCTCGGCTTCCACCGTCTCGCGGATATGAAGCGCACGGCGCTCGCCCACTTTGCGCGGCTTCGTTGGCAGGTCAAAAAGCGCGACCTGATCTTCGGTGATCCCGATGCGCCGGAAATCTATGGCAACCTCGTCGCCCAGATGCTCAACCAGCTTCCGCTTGATGTCGAGGTCGATCAGGACGCCCGCTGGGTCGAGGTCGCCCACATAGAAGATGACGGCCGGGCGACCTGCGGCGGCGTGGCGGATATACTCGGCCGCCTGATAGGCCAGCGTCATGCTTGTGAAGCCGCCTGCGGGATAGAGCGACACGGCGAGGCGTTCGCAATCGGCCTGGATGACGCCGGCGATCGACCGGGACTCGCTCCACACCTCGCAGTAGCTTTCGGCATTCTCCCACAGGTCCGCGCGGTAGCTTCCGGAGACCCTGCGAAGGAAATCAGCCTCACCGTTGAAGGTGGCGACGTGATAGCCGCGGCGGGTGGCGTCGCTGATCCACGAGTAGGGAAGGCCGCCAGTGCGGCGCAGCTTGGCGATCCGGTCCTGCACCTGGGCATAGCCATGTTCGGTCTTCTCGACCGGTTCCGGCAAGCGCGGGTCGGTCATACGGTAGAAGACGTGGCGAACGCTCTGGGGGTGATCGGTGCGCAGCACGTCGAGAATCTGGCTGTCGAGTTGTTCGACCTCCGCGCGCGTCCGGCGACGGCGTTTTATAAGTCCCGTAGGATAAACTGTCGCGCCGCGCGCGGAGGTGGAGGGGAGGGCCATGATCAGCACCGCCGCCTGATCGGGAGGATGCCGAGACTGGCCCGACGCGCGTTGACGAAATCCCGGCCCTCCGGGGTCTGCCAGAGGGGGCGATAAACCTCGTCGACATCGTCGTCGCTCAGGACGCAGCCGGGGCCTTCGAGGACGCGGCCATGCAGCGCATTGCGTTGAAGGCCGGTGTTGCACCCATCCTCGTCGCACTGGCCGCCGGGATCATCCTCTTCCAAATCGGGATCAGGATCGATCCCGTCGAGGATGCCAATGCCGACTTCGATCATGTTTTCCAGCGCCGCGCGATTGGTCGCTGCCAGCGCGCGGAGAAGGTCGGGGCCGATGAGACCCGCCGCGATCGGAGTGAGGGTGGGGCTGGTCATACCGTCGCCTCCTTCATCGCCAGCGCTGCCGCATCGGCTTCAAGCTGAGCCATGACTTCGGGCCAGCAAGTATGGCAATCGCCGAGACCCCCGATACGGATCTCGACAAACTTCTCGAAAAGTTCGGCCGCACTGGTCGCGGGGATCAGCAGCAACGCGACGCGCTTGTCATAGACGTGCGAGTAAATCGCATCGGCGATCGCCTGCGTGACGTCCATGTCTTCGCCGGGCGGGTTCGGGTTGCCCTCGAAGGAATCCCAGAAGGTTTCGCCGGCCTTGATCTCGGCAAGCTGGGCGCGGACCTCGGCGAACGTTGCGGGGGCGCTCATGCCGCCTTCCTTTCGGCGCTGAGATGAGAGACCGGCACCGCGTCGATGAACGCGTCGAGCTGCTCTTTGGCGTCCCGGACGCGGCATCCGATTTCGGCGATCATGTTGCTCGCGTGCTCGGCGTCGGGCTTGAAGACGCCCGCGATCGATGTGTTCGATGCGCCGGCGAGCGTGCAGAGATTTTGCGCAAAATGCGCGGCGGCTTCGACGAAGGTCAGCGCAATGTCGAGATCGCTGCTCATCATCTCAAGGTTGAGGCGTTCGAGCGGCGATTTGCCCTCGGGCGCGGTTGTGGTATGCATGGTCATGTCGAAATTCTCCATTTGCGTGGGTGTTCGATCTGGCCGGGGCGACGTTGCTGCGTCGTCTCGGCCGCTTCATTTTCAGGCGGCATTGCTGCGGAATGCAGCTTCGATTTCGGATTTGCGGGCGAACCAGCGGCGGCCTCGCTGGAAAGCCGGGACATCGCCCTTCCTGACCATATGATAGGTCGCCATTTCCGATTCCCCGATATGTTCGGCGATGGCCCTCATCCCAGAGAGCAGATCATCCTTCAGCGCCGATTGGGTCATATTTTCCTCCTTTCCAACGCAACAACAACGTTGCGTCAGGAACGTCTATTTACACTGTCTTAAGATGTATGCAAGAGAGTTCAATAAATTTGCGCTGGAAGGGTGTCCGTGTCGGAATTCAGTATAAGTCGATCCGCAATGCTCGGCCTTTTGGCGGACGTCATGAACCTGCCGGCAAGTCGCGAATCCGCCTTTCTGGGGCGGTTTCAACATCTGCAAAGGTTGAAGCTTATCCGCGGTATCAACCCGGGTCGCGGCAAAGCGGCGGAGTATCGTGCACACCAGTTGCTAATCATAGCGCTGGCATTCCAGATGATTCAACTAGGCATGACGCCAGAGCGTGTGGTCAAAGTGATGCGAGAAAACGCTGACCGCATTCGCTTATCGATTAGCATTTCTGTTGGCCCAGAATTGGAAGTTGGACACGGCATTTTCTGGTTTGATGCCGCAGCATTGTCATTTGACCGCAACGATGACGAGGGGATCGATTGGGCGGAAACGACCTTCGATTATGGCGGCTTCCAGACCTCCAAGGATCGCTTTGCGGAGTTTTTTGATAACCCGTGGATTCAGCGCTTATCCTACGTCAGTGTCGCCAATACGATCTGGGCCATTCTTCGCGCAATCGAGGTTCGAGAGCGGGGAGGGGATGCGGAAGCCTATAATGAAGCGAAGCCTGAACTAGGCGAGTTCAGCATGGCCTTTCTGGCGGGCGTAAGACATTGGGCGGATACATCAGAGCCGGACACGTTAGATGGCTAGCATCCGCAAACGCACCTGGCTCTCCCCCAAAGGCGAGGAAAAGACGGCATGGATCGTCGATTATCGCGACGGCTCAGGCGCGCGCCGCTTCAAACAATTCAGCCGCAAGAAAGACGCCGACCAATGGCTGACGACCGCGGCATGGCAGGTTTCGCAAGGGACACATATCGCCGACAGCCAGAGCATCACCGTTGCCCAGGCCTGCGACATCTGGATCAAGGCGGCCGAAGGGAAGGGCAGGGAGCGCGGCACCATCAACCAGTACAACCAGCTTGCCCGGCTCCACATCGTGCCGCTGATCGGCGCGGAGAAGCTGTCGCGGCTCACCCAGCCGAAGGTGATGGCATTCGTGGACACGCTGCTCGAAACCCGGTCGAAGGACATGACGCACAAGGTCGTGCGGGCGCTGTCCCGCGTCATCGGCGAAGCGCAGCGCCGGGGGCTGGTCGGGCAGAATGTCGCGGCCGGGGTGAAGGTCGATCGGTCATCGCGCGATAAGGCCAAGGTCGAGATACCCGGCAAGGACGAATTGCGCGCCCTGATCGAGCATGCCGACGCGGATATGAAGCCGCTCGTCATGACGGCAATCCTGACCGGCCTCCGCGCGTCAGAGCTTCGCGGCCTTCGCTGGGCCGATGTCGATTTCAAGGCCGCCACGATCAGCGTTGCCCAGCGTGCGGACAAGTTTTGCCATCTGGGGCCGCCCAAGTCGGCAGCGGGGTATCGCACCATCCCGATAGGCGCCGCGCTGGTGAAGCTGCTCAAGGAATGGAAGCTGCGCTGTCCGAAGGGCGAGGCGGGGCTGGTGTTCCCGAACCGCGAGGGCGGCGTGCAGGACTATGGCAACCTGCTCCGTCGTCGCTTCTATGGTCTGCAGGTGAAGGCGGGTGTTGCCGATCCCGTGATGGTCAAGGGCGAGCCCAAGCTGGACGACAAGGGCAAGCCGGTGATGACGCCTCGATATGGTATCCATGCCCTCCGTCACGCGTGCGCGAGCGCGTGGATCAAGCAGGGGGTGGACCTCAAGCGCCTGACGACTTGGCTGGGGCATAGCAGCGTCCAGATGTCGATCGATGTCTATGGCCATTTGCTGTCCGACCCTGCCGGCGATGCCGCGCTGGTGAACGCGGCCCACGCCGATCTGCTCGGATAAGCGTAACACGGATGGAACACGGAACGCTGTAACCATTGAAAATCCGTGCCTCTGAAAAATCTACGAATCTGGGGGTCGGACGTTCGAATCGTTCCGGGTGCGCCATTTCCTTCCATCGATCGATATTCCCGCCTAAACGGGGCCGCGGCCGGCGACGTCGTGGGAACATTTTCGCGCGTGCCGCATCCAATCGCCTTTGGCGGGAGGTGTGGATGGCCGATTCATCGGTGATGGCGACAAGCGGGTTCGAGGTCATGGCCGATGCCGGCCTCGTCGAGCAGGTGCGGCGCGGTGAGCCGCTGGCCTTTTGCGCGGTCATGCGGCGCTATAACCAGCCGCTGTTCCGCGTCGCGCGGGCGATCATGGCCGACGATGCGGAGGCCGAGGACGTCGTGCAGGAAAGCTATGCGCGCGCCTTTGCGGCGATCGACGGCTTTCGTGGCGAAGCAGGGCTGGGAACCTGGCTGACGCGCATCGTGATCAACGAAAGCCGCGGCCGCCTGCGCCGCCGGCGGCCGCTGGTCGATCTCGATCAGGTCGAGCGGAGCCAGGCGGCGGGCGCGCTGATCCTCGGCTTTCCGGGCGGCAAGCTTGTCGACGATCCCGAGGCCGACGCGGCGCGCGCCGAGGTGCGGCGGCTGCTCGAACGCGCGGTCGATGAGCTGCCCGAGCCCTTTCGCCTCGTCTTCATCCTGCGCGATATCGAGGGCCGCTCGGTCGAGG